TCTCTGAATGATGCTAACTATCAAACCGTAACTAAGAAACTTGACCAGTTTAAAGTTGGTCGTGGTAAATGGAATCTTGAAGTAACTCAACAAAAGGTGGAAGAAATCGAACGTACTTTCCAAGCACCTTCTGTGGTCCCCCCTATCAAACAAAATCTTATCCCCGAAAAAGATGATACCTTCGTCAAGTTTGGCAACTTTGCTGATGTTAAAAAGATTATTCAGTCCCGTCTCTTTTATCCTACGTTCATTACGGGTCTTTCGGGTAATGGTAAAACGTTCTCTGTGGAGCAAGCGTGTGCTCAACTTAAGCGGGAACTGATTCGTGTAAACATTACAATCGAAACTGATGAAGATGACCTTATCGGTGGTTTTAGGCTTATTGATGGGAACACTGCATGGCATAACGGTCCCGTCATCGAAGCACTTGAGCGAGGAGCAGTCCTTCTCCTTGACGAGATTGATCTGGCTTCCAACAAAATCCTTTGCCTTCAGTCCATTCTAGAAGGCAAGGGAGTGTTCCTGAAAAAGATCGGTAAGTGGGTGAAACCTGCTGCTGGATTCAATGTGATTGCCACTGCCAACACCAAGGGTAAGGGTTCTGATGATGGTCGCTTCATTGGCACTAATGTTTTGAATGAGGCATTCCTAGAACGCTTCCCTGTGACCTTTGAGCAGTCCTATCCTGCCCCCGCTACCGAGCAGAAGATCCTGGAAGGTGTTGCTCTGGACCTTGGCGTGGAAGACCGCGACTTCTGTAAGCGCCTTTGCGATTGGGCGGATATCATCCGTAAAACGTTCTACGATGGTGGTATTGAGGAAATTATCAGCACCCGCCGCCTGGTTCACATTATCCGTGCTTATAGCATCTTTGGTAACAAAGCAAAGGCAATCGATGTTTGCACTGCACGATTTGATGATGAAACTAAGATGGCTTTCATGGAACTGTACGACAAAGTTGATGCTGACTTTGTAATGCCTAGTGAAAATGGTAATCAAGAATTTTGCATTGACACTCAAAAAGTTTCCTGATATAATTGGGGAAGGTAAAAATGTGCCTTCCCTTTATGAGTGATTCAACTTTTACTATTACTATGACTGAAAACACAAATCATCTCTGGAAATATAATGAAGATAAAATCCTGAAAGATATCCAGGATTACGTGACTGGAACTTATAAGAGTCACTATTGTGGTCAAGAGGCAAACTATAAAGATATTCAGACTATTGATCTGATGGCTGCTAAAGAACTTGCAGCAAACTTCTGTCAAGCAAACATTCTGAAGTATGGCAGTCGATATGGATCAAAGGATGGTCGTAATAAGATTGACCTTCTGAAGGTTATCCATTATGCTATGCTTTTGCTCCACTTTGATGGACATTATTCTCGTAAAGATAATGGTCTGACTGAATTCCGTTGATTATGAAACTCCAAGACAAAACTATGAAACTCTCTGACAAAACTCTGACACTCCTGAAGAACTTTTCTTCTATCAATCAGTCTATTCTGTTTAAAGAAGGAAGCAACCTCCGGACAATTAGTGTCATGAAAAACATTCTTGCAGAAGCAACAATTGAAGAAGAACTGCCTAAAGACTTTGGTATCTATGATTTGAACCAGTTTCTGAATGGACTCAATCTTCATCAGAATGCTGAACTTGATTTCCAGAACGATGGATATGTGGTGATTAAAGAGGGTAAGTCTCGTTCGAAGTATTTCTTTGCGGACCCTAACGTAATCATTACTCCTCCCGAGAAGGATATTGTTCTGCCGAGTGAAGATGTTTGTTTCCTTCTTGATACCAAAGAACTTGATAAACTCCTTAAGGCTGCTGCTGTTTATCAACTTCCTGACCTGTCTGTGGTTGGTGAAGCAGGTGTGGTGAAACTAGTGGTTCGTGATAAGAAGAACGATACCTCTAATGATTTCTCTGTGGTTGTCGGTGAGACTGATGAGGTGTTTACTTTTAACTTCAAGGTAGAAAACATCAAGATTCTTCCTGGTTCCTATGAGGTAGTGATCTCACGTAAACTTCTTTCTAGGTTTAAACACACTTCATATGACCTTTTGTACCATATCGCTTTGGAACCGGACAGTACTTTTGGATGATTGTCATTCAAAATCTATGGGAAAAAATTGTTATGTAGATGGGGTAATTTATGAATCTGTAAAAGAATGTGCTAAAATTCTTAATATCAACGAATCTACCGTTGTATGGAGAATGAGAAGTAAATCGTTTCCAAATTATTATTACGTTTGATTTTTATTTTTTGATATGGAACTAACCGATAACAAACCATTTCTCTGGGTTGAAAAATGGGCACCAGAATCTGTTGAAGATTTGATTCTTACTAAAAGCGTAAAAGAGTTTTTTACTAATGTAGTAAATGAAGGACAACTAAATCAAAATCTTATTCTTCAAGGTTCTCAAGGATGTGGAAAAACTCAAACAATCAAAACTCTCTGTAAGATTACTAAACAGGATGTTTTGTTTTTGAATGGTTCATCTGAAGGGAGGTATTTGGATACTATTCGCAATCAAGTCATTAACTTTGGAACAACTGTTTCTATGTTTAATGATAAGAAAAAAGTGGTATTTTTTGACGAGTTTGATGGAACAACTAATGATGTGATGCTATGTCTTCGTGGGGTAATTGAACAACTTCACAATAATGTTTGTTTTATTTTTACTTGCAATAATCTAAACAAGATTATTGAACCAATTCAATCTAGGTGTGTTGTTCTTAAATATACTCCTATTCCAAAGAATGAAAAATCCCAGTTGATGGTTTCTATTTTTAATAGAATGTCTCATATACTTGATGAGGAAAAAGTTGAATATGATAAAAAAGTTGTAGCAGAATTAATTAAAAATTATTTCCCAGATACAAGACAACTTCTTAATAGTCTTCAAAGGTACTCTACTGGTGGTAAAATTGACTCAGGTATTCTTGCATCATTCTCTGATGTTTCGGTAAATGACCTAATCAAAAACCTTAAAGAGAAAAACTTTCCAGAAGTTCGTAAATGGGTCGTTAATAATCTGGATAATGATTCTAGTGTATTATTGCGTCGTATTTACGATGCTCTTACCACATCCCTCGAAAACTCTAGTATTCCTGCTGCTGTGCTTATTATTGCCAAGTATCAGTACCAGATTGCGTTCGTAGCTGATCAAGAAATTAATCTTCTGGCAGCGTTGACTGAGATTATGTGTGAATGCGAATTTCGTTGAGGTAAATTAAAAATGAATGTAAAATTGTTCCGTATTGTGACTGGTGAAGAAGTTATCGCAGAAGTTGTTTCTGAATGCGATAGTTCTTTTACGATTAAAAATGGTCTGGTGGTTCTTCCAACAGGTCAAAGTGTTGGATTTGCTCCTTGGGCTAGTGTAATTGACAAAGATTCTCCTGAACTTAGTATTTCACGAAAACATATTGTGTATATTGCAGAAGTTGATTCTGGTGTTAAAAATAAGTATAATGAGATTTATGGTAGTAAACTTATTGTACCTGATGATAAAAAGTTGATTGTTTGATAATGATTATTTCCGAACAAGATGCTCAGTGGGCTGCTGATGAGTTTATTCAATATTTTTCTCAAATGGGAAATATTGAAGACTACTTGCGTTTTGTAAAAAAAGAAGTAATCAAATCAACCAATACACTTGCCCCACTTCACGATGAGTTCTTCAATGAAGATATTCATCCAGAAGAAATGGAATTTGATATTAAGTTTATTGGGGATAGGTTTCAGAAGTCTCTTCCACAGGAGCACTATAATACTCTTTTGAAAGCAGTATCATCTCACAACAACGAGAGTAATATTCCTGGAAGAGAACTACGTTGGATGGTCTTTGAAAAAAGAACTCAAAAAGTTCTTGGATTTATTCGTTTTGGTTCTCCTACTATTAATTCAAAACCAAGGAATGTCTGGTTGGGTAAAGCACCTAACCTTTCTATCTTCAATCGCCACGCTGCGATGGGATTTGTGATTGTACCTTCTCAACCTTTTGGATATAACTATCTTGGAGGTAAACTTCTTGCACTTCTTTGCTGCTCTCATTTCGCCCGTGAGACCCTTAACGAGGTCTTTGAGAAGGAAATTGCCTTATTCGAGACTACATCCCTCTATGGGTCTACTACAGACGCCTCACAGTATGATGGTCTAAAACCCTTTATGAGATACAAGGGACTTACTGAAAGTAAGTTTCTCCCACTACTTCACGATGAAGCATTTCATCGTCTTCATGATAGATTTACTCTCCTTAATAACAATACCCCACTGACGGATAACAAAGCATCTTCTAAAAAGATGAAGAGGCAGACGAAGATGATTTCTATTATTCGAAACTCTCTTCAAGATAAAGAAAAACTGGATGCATTTAATCAAGTAATTAATACTGCATTTGCTCTTACTCAAAAGAAGAGATTTTACATTTGCGAATATGGATACTCAAACGTCCGTGAAGTGATTTGTGGTCAACAAGAAGAACTAATCAAAGGACCAAATTGGGACAAGTTCTATCTTGAGAACATTATTTCTTGGTGGAAGAAGAAAGCATCAAAGAGATATGAGAAACTAAAGCAAGAAGGAAGATTTAGAGATAAGGTCGAACTCTGGACTGATGATGACGAAATTCAAATTATACGATGACTTACGAACTTAAAGATTGGTTGAATTCTATTAATTTTACAAAGGAAGATTTGTCTGAAGATATCAAGTCTTATCCTCCATATATTATCAATCGTTGTCTATCAGGTCATATTGATTGTGTCATGTATGTAAATGAAATGAATATGCATCATCAACTTGATAAAGATATGCAATATTCTTTTTATCTAAATACTCTTAGGAAACGCAAGAGATTTTCTCCTTGGATCCATAAAGATAAAGTCAAAGATTTGGAATGCGTTAAACAATACTATGGTTATAGTAATGAGAAGGCATCTCAGGCTTTGAAGATTCTAAATAAAGAACAACTAGATTTTATTAAACAACGACTTGAAATTGGCGGAACGAAATGACTACTCAAACAATTGAACCACAAGTAAACTGGTCTCCTGATATGATGGTGGAGGTCGTTTTGAATGAACCCGATGATTTTCTGAAAGTTCGTGAAACTTTGACTCGTATCGGAGTTGCATCTCGTAAGGAGAAAAAACTCTATCAGTCTTGTCATATTTTACACAAGCAAGGTAGATATTATGTCGTTCACTTTAAGGAACTGTTTGCTCTGGATGGCAAACACGCAAACCTTACTGTGAATGATGTTCAACGTAGGAATCGTATTACTCGTCTACTGTCGGATTGGGGTCTTATTACAGTAGTGAAGGAAGATTCTATTGCTGATATTGCACCTCTGAATCAAATCAAGGTTCTTGCCTATAAAGATAAGAACGATTGGATTCTTGAGCAGAAGTATAATATCGGTAAAAAGGGAAAGGGGCAGGAAACCGAATGATTTTGTAGGGAGTTCAACACTCCCTTTTTTTATGTTTGATGTATAATTAGTAGTGGATGCCGTAAGGATCCTCAAAACACAAACTCGCTTTTAAAGGAG